GCATTGTTATTATTTTCATTTCTTTCTCTATTTCTATACATATTATCTACTAATAAATCAGCTATAACATTTATACCTAACTATTTACTATCGCTGATTAATTGTTCCTACATTACTACTAGGAGCATCTAATAGATGCCCTCTAGTAGTTCTCTATCACTCAGCTGTTTGATCTGATTGTGTAATTGATTGTTCATTCTTAATACTGTTTAAAGCATCTATAAAGAAAGGAGTGCCATATTGATTAGCATATTTAGCTATTAACTCTATTTCTAGATCATTATAATCTTCCTCACCTGTAGAATTATATATTTTTAATGCTAAAGCGTGACCATCTATACCTTGTGCAGTCTTGTATAAACCGTTAGCTAACTCTTTAGATATATCTAATATAATAGGTGTTGTTTTATCTAAAGTATCGTACACTTTAAATTTCTTAAAATCAATATTCATAATAAATACTATTTAAAATTATTGTCCTGCATAATCTGTTTCTACCCATCTAAAACTTGGATAATTAGTAACTAAGAATCCCATAGAGTTACCTGGATGTAAATATACAGATTGATTTACAGTATTATTCGGTCTAAAGTAACCAGATATAGTAACTCCAGAAGTATCTGGGTGAATCATAATTCTAACGTATATTGCAAAGTATGTAGGTAAGCTCTTGTATCCAAACATACTAGCTACGCCATTAGCGTTCGGGAGATTGACGTTGTATTCTCTATTAGCTCTAATCATTATTATATTACCTTTACTAATATCTAATTTATAAGTACTACCGGTAATACTTACTACATTTAAAGTATCTCCGTATACAGCAGCTGCTCTTACTGCCGCATTTGGTGAATACAATGCATAATTTTTAGTACCGTTTGCTACATCTACGTATAGACCGTAATTAGCTGAGTCAAAGCCGTATTGTGTAGATGCGTTATAGTTATGATTTACAAATCTACCTGTAGCTGTAAAAGCTCCACCAACTGTAGCAGGAACAGTATCGCTACCTATCATAACATATGATGTGCTATTACCAACTCTAATAAAATCTGGATTTATACTAAGACCACCACCAGAACCTCCAGCTGTTGCACTACTACCAATATGATTTCCACTTATCTCAAATCCAGCAATCTGACCACTATTTATTTTTACAGAACTAAAATTACCACCAGATGCATTTACAGTACCATTAAATGTACCAGAAGTAGCTGTTATGCTACCAGTAATATTAACGTCTGTACAAACAAACCTACCAGTATTACTATTCATTGACAGTTTACCATTATTAGAAGTAAATACACTTCCACTAAAGTTAAAGTCACCTAACTTAGCATTATTAGCTAGTAAGTTATTTACTGTTAGTATTTCTTGCTTAGAAGATATATTCCAATAACTGCTAGTCATACTGGGTGTCTAACTAGTATTATTCTGTTTAGCTAAGTACACATTACCTTGATATACTACATAGTCTATAATAGTTAAATTATTATAGTTCTAATACTGAGTATAATCATTCTAATACTTAGCTATTGCCTTCTTAGTAGAATTAGTACTAGTGGATTGAGAATCACTATTAACATAATTAACAGTAAAATATCTAAATAAATAAGGTTTATCTTTATTTAATGCTGGCTTATTAGTAGACCAACCCTCACTAGGAACAGATGTATTAGTTGAATTTGCAAAGTATTGTGTAACAGATGTTACTCTAGAATTAGAATATGTTAATAATACTTCAGGTATTGTTTTGGTAATAGTACCATCTGAATATGTTATCTTACTATAAGAGTGTAATTTACCTTGAGCGTATGTATTTGTAGGTACATTAGTAGACCAGTTAGTAGTATCATAAGATACACTTTGATCTGTTGAATATAAGTAATAATTAGTTACACTAGATACATCTTGACCTTTTATTGCATTTGATGCTTTATCATGATAGTATTGTACTCCAGATCTCCATTGACCTCTATCTCTCATGATAGTATAAGTTTCATCTATATCAGATACATCTCCATCAAATACTACTGGAACTTCAGCTGACCATACTTTATATTGACTAGTAGGACTTAACGAACTGTAATCTCCACTATCTGTAGTAAATCCAAACCAGAACTTTGTAGTAGATAGTGATGAATTCCATGTAGAAGTAAACGTAGTGCCAGATGTACTGTTGATCTATTGCCATGAACCAGAACTGTTTAAATAATAGCTTTTCCAATATCCTGATACAGAACTAGTAGCACTATCATCAACTCTAACTTTTATGGCACTTAATTTTACATTTGTAGTTTGTAGGAATCCCTCTGAAGATCTAATGGCAGAAGGACAACCATTAACAGTTATACTATAACCATTAGATCCTGGCTTACCTGGTTCTCCTGGATCTCCAGGTTTACCATCTTGACCTGGTTTACCTGGCTCACCATCTTTAGACCATTTAGCCCATAGCGCTCCAGTTTTCCAAGCGTGCCATTTACTATTCTCTTTCTTTCTAGTCCAAACATATTCGTAAGGTATAGATTCAGTAGGTCCAACTGGATTATCACTCCATCCACTAGGTACATAATCATCAGCTTGATATTCACTAGAATCTACGTTTGCAGGTGGGTAATTAGAACCACCAGGACCTAAACTATCTCCACCAACATAGTTAGAGAATCTCTTATAGATGTATTCGTAACCATCACCATCTTTACCTCTTTCAGCATATCTAGACCATATACCAGGAGTAGACCAGTTACCCCATACTTGTGTAGCCTTATCTAAGTATCTCTGAGATACCCATTCGTATACTAAAGATGCAGTTACACCCTGAGGATGATTAGACCAACCACTAGGTATATGACCAGCTTGATTTACACTAGCAGGAGTACTAGGAGTTTTACCATCAGCATTTCTAGTATAAATAAATTCAATGCTGTTACCATCTTTACCATCTTCACCGTCAGCACCAGTAAGACGTATAAGGTTAGACCATGCTGTTAAAGTACCATCTGGATTAGCAAATCGTTGAATCTACCAAACATATTGTCCTTCTGGTGGAACTATCTCACTATCAGTAGTCCAACCTGAAGCAGCTGTATCTGTTGGAATAGCAGGTTTAGTAGCAGACACTTTCCATCTATATTGATAATGACCACCTGATAAACCTTGTTCACCCCAATTAGACCACAATGCTGGTGTACTAAAGTTAGACCATACTCCATCTGTACGTACACGTTTACAAGTCCATTCTGCTTTATAATCCTCATTTACTCCCTTTGGATCATCAGACCAATTATAGTCTTTGGAACCACCATTAGATATAGTGGGAATATAGTCATTCTATTGAATAGACGAAGGAGTTTGTGGTACTCTATCAACATCAGCAGTACGAGTAAATATATATTCATACCCATCACCATCCATACCTTTTTCACCCCACTTGGACCACAATACTGGTTGTGTAAATTCTCCCCATACACCTTCTCCAATTTTAGCAGCTTTCTTTTCACGTTGTGATACCCACTCATACATTTTCTCTTTAGAGACTCCTTGAGGACTGTCTGACCAACCAAATGGTATATAATCGTCTTGCTAAGATGTATCTGGTTTATCAGGAGCTTCGTTAACACTAGTTACTTGATAAATAAATTCAAGTTTAGTACCATCAGAACCGTCTTCACCTGTTTCCCCAGTAAGTCTAATAGGATCTGTCCAACCAGATAATGATTTATCTGGATATACAGTAGCTTGGATCATCCAAGTAAATACTTCCTTAGTTTCTCTATTAGGTGGATACATGTACCAAGTATAGTTATCATCTACAGGAGGTATTTGTGAACTAGTAGGCTTAGGTGGTTGTACACTAGAATTAGTATAACAGAATACTGTATATTGCCCATCTGCTCCTTCTACTGAAGCACCACGGAATCTATTAGGATCACCCCATTCTCCTTCATCTACTTTACGAGAACTCTTAGTAGACATCCAGATTGCTGAAGCTGTATAGTTTCTATGCCATCCATAAGAAGTACCATCACCAACAGGTCTATCTGGTGTAGCATCATTATCATTATAAGTTACCCACAATCCGTTAGCTTCAAGTTGGTAACTCATATTGTATCTTCTATTTACTGATATGGCTCCTTCACAGTTAATAACTAAATCAATACGCATATCATTGATATTAGTTATCTTAGTTACTTTGAATACACCATCTTGCATAGTACATTCTACACCTGTTGGAGTATACTCTACAAAGTAACTACCTTCATTATATACTGTACTATATGTTAGTTCTGTTTTACCTTTCCAAGCCTATACAGCAAAAGTAAGAGATTTAGTTTGATTATAATCTTCAATGATATTGAATTCATTATCTACAATTACTGTACCAAACTCACTGCTAAGTGAAACAGCGTAAGCGTCTTGTCCATGTAATTGATCTAACTATTCTGGTGTAAACTCGATGATAGAACCAGTCATATAGACATTAGTTAAGTATGCACCATCACCTTGTAATTGACCATTATTAGGAGCTCCTGGTATAGTAAGACCGTTTAAGTTACCAAACTGGGAAGCTATGTTAGTATAGTTAAGAGCCCAAGTATTTACACCTTTTAAATATCGTTTATATGTACGAGTAGCATAAGCACTAGATCTTCTAGTTTCATCAGTAAAGTTACCATAAACAGCAAACTTCATTGACTTACAAGGATGCTATGTAGTACCTTGTTTTAATGAATACCTAAACTGTTTACCTCTAGCATCTAGTACTTCTATAGGTGTAAAATAAGCTGTAGAGAATCCTTGTACTTTATCAAACCCACAATCGTCAGTACCAGTTTCAGTATTATTAACTCCATCAAAATTATGGAATATACCTCTACATATATCATTTACATGTATACCACTATATTCACCTTCTTCTAGTTTCAATGTAACTATTTGATTAACTAAGTCTACATCTTCAATAGTACCAAATGCTATTGAATTCCATAGCTCACCACTTACTACATCTATCTTATTAAATCTTAATTCTGGTACTTCTAAGAACTCTCTAAGAATAAGGCTGGTCATTTCTCCTCTACCATCTTTATCTATTTGAGCACCTGTACCACCAATCATACCAGTAACAAAAGTACCCATCTAAACTCCTTGATTTAGATAAGTCATCTTATTACTTCTTAAACCACCGTTGAAAGTAATTATACCTGAAGATACATCATCATATAGTTTACTTATAAACAGCTTACTACCTTCAGATTTAATCAAAGCTTTTACTACAGAAGTATCTACTACACCACCGCCTTCACCACCGCCTTCACCACCACCAATACCTAATGCTGATGGTTGGATATTGTGCCATGTACCATCACTAGCATACTACAGTAAATCTCCTTCTGTAATATAAGTAATAGTAACATCTTTAAGAGTAGCTAAATGATTAATTCTTTCAACTAATGTATCAAGCTCACCAACACTAGTATCTAGAGTCTATACATTACCCTACAATGTTCTTACTAATCCTGTGAGTTCATTTAATTCATCTTTAGTTGCATACTATGCCATATCTTAATTATTTTATTGTTATACAGTAGCTCCTGTAGCATCTATCCACTTAGCACCATCCCAAAAGATTGGTTTATTTATAGTAGTATCAAAATATTGAAATCCTTTATTTATAATATTAGCTTTATTGATCATAGCCTAAGTAAGAACATTCTTATCACCTACTATATTCTTTCTTAGATACACTCTACCTAAACCACTGAAAGACTATTTATCATAAGTTTTATTTGCTAACTATAGAGTACCATTTTGTTCAGTTATATCTTCTTCATCAGCTGGAACAGCTTCATGCTATTCTACCCATTTACCAGTAGTAGGATCTGACTGATTATTAGAATTAAACTTATAATGTTTATTAGTTTCTTTACAATAAGATATATGACCATCGTCTAAACTATTTTCAGAATAGTTCTTCATATCCTATAATGTATCAAAACTATCTCTATCAAAGTTCGGCTTTTTTCCTCTGTAGTTAAAATTATCAGCTACCTGTATCATATAAAATATATTTTATAATTATCTACTGTGGATGCGTCTTTCAGTATATATACATTATATAATATACCATCTATAGTTACAGCATTCCTCTAAAATGACTCTTTTATCTCAAATTGATTTTGATCTTTTATGCTATTTATATCTCCAAATTCATTAGGATAACAATATAATATCTTTTGATAATCAGTACTAAAGCTTTTAACAAATTCTTTTGTATCTTGTAGTACATAATCTAATTGTTTTATATTATCTTCATCAATAACAAAATTATCTGATACTACACCAAAATAACATTTTTTATTATCTCCGTGATATTCTGGAATATCATATTGTACTTCGTGTCCTAATAACTTTTCTATCATATATAACATCTTTTTAACGTCTTCTAATTTTGTTTCATATTTAGAAGATTCCTATACTAAATCATATATGTAATTAGCACAGGTTAGATTAAGAATTTGGCAATCATCATAATCAATGTTATACTTTACCTATTCTTTCAATCTGCATCCATTTTTATATTCTTCTTTTATCATAGCGCACACATACCGTTACAACATTTACACACTTTATTAGGAGATAGGCACTTACTACAATTATGATAATCTATCATACCTAACATTCTACTAAGATCTATGTAATGTTCAATAGCGTCTTTAGTAAGATTGTGCTCTAAAGCATACTACAATAACTATGATCTAAAATCACACATCATTATTATATGCTTCTAATGTTTATCTAAACATGTATTACAATATGTAGTAAGTAGATTTACTTTAGCTAAATATAATTCATTCTGATCTATTGCTATAGCTTCATCTCTATTACCCTCTGATGTAAGAACGCTTACTATAAAAGAAGTTTCATTATACTCAGTAATATCAACAATAACAGTATTATCCTAAGTAACAAAGTCAGATATTACATAAGTATGTTTCTCATCTTCATCAGAATACATATTCTTTTGATTTATTATTGAATCTAGATAAATCTTATGTACATTAGCCTTAGCATCTAAAGTTATAGTTATAGTATCGTTATTTAATGTTGCATTAATTATTTTCATATCTACAAAAAATTAAAAAGGCGAAGCCGAGGATAAACCTCAACCTCGCCTGGTTTTTTTAAATAAAGAAACCGTATTATGCTGCACTATTAACACCTGTAATAAATGCTTTGAGATTCTTAACAAACTGAGAAGCACTCAAGTTAGCAGATTTTTCAACATACAATTCAGTAGTTAACGGCGTAGTTTTAATGTATTGATTGTCAGGTGACAAGTACAAGTTGTCATTCTCAATAGTAATGTAATCGTAGGATGCGCCTTCAGTAACATTACGTTTAGGTTCAATGATAGGATATGCATCTGTGAATACATGACCCTTATAACCCAACATACGTACTTCCATATCACGTACTTGTTTCCAGTAACCTTTACCAGGTTTACCAGCAGTCTTAGTAATAGTTGCACCAGGGACTGCTTTAGGAACATTAGACAACAATGCACCAGGAATAGTAACATACAGAGAAGCTTCCATAGAAACTACAGAATACTCATTCAAAGAGTAAACTCCTTCATTATCATCTTTAGGAAGAGCTGTAAGTGTCAATTTATGACTTGCAAATGTAGCATTTACTCTACGATTTGCATGTTTGTTAATCTTCTTCAACAATGCGTTACCTAAATCATCAGCAGTTTCAGTTGTAGCAATTGCTTCATAGGTATGAGTGAATTGTCCCGGAGCTTCATACATGTCTTTGTAAACAATACGCAAAACATATCTGTGACCGATAACAACAGTAGCACTAGTTAAATCAATTTCGATTTTCTCTTGAACTGGTGCAACATAATCACCAATTACGTAAGAAGGTTTAGAAGCTTTCTGAATTGCGTTAGAATACTCTACAGAACGTTTAGTAGCACTAGTACCATTAGGTAAAGCGATAGTCATATTATCACCAACTACACCAATATATACTGTAGATGCTTTTACTGCACTAGCTTCATCTTTAATCAAGCTCTTATTCTCATCGAACAGAGCTACAGCACCCTGAGTAAGACTATCTACTGTAGTATAAGATGCTGGACATGTTTTACCGATAAGTACGGTATCTGTTCTAGTAATCATATATAATTTTTTTATTTTTTATAGTTAATTACAGCCTAACAATATTGTTTAAATTCTTCTAAATTCAAATTTGATTTCATAAAATTAACAGCAGAACATATTAACCAAATATTATCCTTAGTATAACCTTTAGAAGAATCTATTCTATCTATAGATACATTAGTGTTAGTTCTACCGTGTTTTGTTGTAGTCATTGGTATTCCAGTTAAAGCACATTTACCTTCCTACTAATTCCACAATTGATATAGAAATTCTAGATCAATATCATAGTATTGATTTTTAGACTTAGCTCTATTCTAAGCATCATACAATCTTTTCTTTAAAGTAAAATCTAATAAATCTATATCTTTTTGTTTCTCTCTTCTTTGTCTCTAAGCTAAAGCTTGACACTATTTACATACATAACTTTTTCCATTTCTGAGTTTAGCTTTCTTACAAGGAGAAAATTGAGAAGTCTCTTTGAATTCTTTACAAACGTGACAATATAATTTTTCGTCCATAATTAACGGATTAGACAATGCGCGCTGTCTTTGTTTGTCTTTCTACTTTCCTTATTGCAGATTTCCACGTCAGACAAACGCTTAAAAATAATTAATACTTTCTCATTCCATTGAAGCAATTTCATTGGAATAAGCATTATAATGCTACATTGGTTTAGTAGCAAGATAAATCTAGATTGCCATTTTCACAATTTCCATATGTGTATGTTCTGGCAAATCTGTATATTCGGTATTAGTAATATTACTTGAATTAATTTTAGATGGCTTAGCTAAGTATGTAATCTCATATTCACTTACTTTATATTTACCGTCTGTGTATAATATTACATTATTATCTTGAATTAACTTTAAAGGTCTAGCTTGACAATATTTTAATTTGTGTTCAGATAGTGAATTGCTTAATTGTCTATCTAATGTTTCAATTGTAGATTCTAACGTATCTGTATACTTAACTATATATGCACCTAAATCGTCTTTTTCCCAGCATTCGTTAGGATATTCATCACTCGGCTGTATACCAGCAGTATCTCCAAGTAATAATACATAATCATCTGGTAATTCAACAGAATATGAATTTTTAGTTCCTTTGGATATCTAAGTATTTGAATAGTTTCTTTTACGAATTAAAGTACGCAAATCATCTATACGTTTTTCTGTCTATTCAAATCCTTGAGCTTTAAAGTTAATACCTGAGTATCTTGTTTTATAAAATTTATCAATCGCCTCATTAATGAATGATATAATAGTGTCTGAGGATAGCTTATCCTTAATAACTAAATTAGGATCCATTAACTATAGCCTACGTTCAAACTCGATTTGAAATCCACGGTCTGTCATAATCATTCATCTATTTGGTTCAACTGTGATTTAGTCTATATTCTCTTAGACTCAATATCTTCTAATGCTAGTTCTACAGCTCTATTAATTACTTCAAACTGCATATACTCTGGTATTTCACTCATACCATCTGCTGGTAAGTTCTCTATCTTAGTAGGGAACTTAACATAAGTAATATCTACAGAATAACTATTACTACTCATAGCTAAGTAATCATAATAGATATATAGAGTATTATCTTCTATTACAGCTACTGGATCTTCTATCCAAGGATTGTTATTGTAAGTCTTCTTGAACTTAGTAGCGTCAGAATGATCTATTAGCTTTATGGTAGCTTTTTTGTTATTGAAGTTTAATACAGCATCTACAAAGAACATTCTGTCACCGTTGAATAAGTTAGTAACATAACATCTATTTGAATTTGTTTCAGTATTAGCAACAACGTTAACATCTGTACGTACTAATTTTTCTAAATCGTGAATACGTTTTACAGATCCTTCAAAGCTAGTCTTTAAGTAGTTATTACCAGTAAACTTATTACTGATTTCTTGGTATAAACCTTGATCTAACCAGTAATCTATTTCTTCTGGTAAGAAAGCAGGACAACCCCCAAAGGCTACGCTTTGAGAGTTCTTGTCCATTGCTACTTTAAAATATGAGTGAAATTGTTCTCTAGTCATTATTTAGATTTTATTTCAGACATAATACTTAAGTAAATATCTTGATTCTTTTTGTCTTTCAAATATGCAATTACATCTTCAAGACCGTTACCAATAAGATCAGTACCAAAGTAATATGATGCTCTGTTCTTACGAATAATATTTTTACTTAAAGCTTCTTCAATTACAAAGTTAATTTCTTTATTAGGATTATCTACCCAAATTCTAATAAATCTTGCTGGATCAGCTTCTACGTTTTCACCAAGTCTAGCTTCAACCAATTCATTAGACATAGTGTCAGCTTTAACTCCAAATAGTCTAAGACATTTGCGCATATCTTCAAGACTCATCTTATCCAGTGCTCTATAAGCATCACGTTTAACTTTGTTAGCTTTATTAATTTGTTCTGCTTCAGCTTCTTTATTTATAAGTACATAATCAGTAGATGGAGTTACTTTATCAATGCCATTTGCTACTCTCTTATGTCCTAATAGGAATAAATATTGCAATTCTCCTTCAGGTCTATCAGTATTAATTACTAATTCTTTCTTACCAATCTTAATTGCAAATGTATCCCAAAATGTGCTATCTGGATCTAATTCTCCTTCAGCTTTACCCATTTTCTATTCTAGTTCTCTAGCTTTATCTGCTTTTAAACCAGTGTATCTACTACCAGATCTAGTCCAGTAAGAACTAATAAAATCAAAGCAGTTAGACCATTTAATCAATCCTGTCCAAGGATTTACTTTTGTCATTCTAACGATTACTTCCATAATTATAAAATTAGATTATCAAGTTAGTATTATAGGGGCTTGCTAGCATTCAAGCCCCTAATATTTTTTAACTGAATTACTCAGCCATCATGATCAATTCTCCACATGCACGGGGATCACGTAACATAATACCTACTTCACCCAAGAAGTGTACTGAGTAACCATCCTTAGCATTAGAACGAACTTCTGTGTTAGAGTGAGCGTAACCAGCAGGAGTTACAGAACCAGCTGTACACCAGTTAACGAATTCACGATCTTTACGAACTACTTTAACAATATTGGCTTCACCATCACGACGACCCAAATCCAAGAATGTCATACGGTAAGATTCCAACGGTTTCAAAGTAACAGGATGCAACTGACGATTGTAAGTAGTATTGTCATACAACGGGAAATACTTCAAAGTCAATTCAATACCGTTAGACATTGCATAAGTTTTAAACTGACCGCCGAACTTCAGATTATCGCCAGAACCAGTTACGAATACTGTGTCGATCAAGTTCATGTTAGCCATCTTTTCTTTAAGTACACGGTCAAATTCACGCATACCCATTTCACCTGTCAATGCAACGAATTTACGTTCATTAGTACCAAGTACATTATAAGACAGATCAAACAAGAAATCTTCCAACAGTTCTGCTGTTAAACGAGTATAATAACGTCTATTAGATGGAGCAATCTGTTCCAACAAACCAGCACCAATAAATGCAGGACGACCGTTCTTACCTTTCAGGTTACAAGAACCATCTTTATTTACATTATTCTGATTGTATACCAAAGCTCTTTCAAGACGTTTGTACCATTCGCGCATTGCAACCCATTCCTGGAATGTAGACCACAAGTAAGAAGTTTTGCCAGTTTTAGGATCTTTCAAAGCTACTGCCATAACTGTAGAGAAAGCAGAACCTGTAATATCATAAGACAAACGTACTGTAGTCAAATAATTACGCATTTTGAAATGAGTGTTGTAGTTCAGGATATCAGCCTCTTCACTGTATTCTTCATAAGCAGAAGCCAAACGGTTTACTTGGCAACCAGAAGCTAAAACAGCAGGGTCAATATAAGAAGCGGGACTACCATTAGATACAAATACTGTATAAACATACAGGTTGCCATCTTGATACGGAGCGTCCTGAATACGTGCTTGACTCTTATCATCAAATTCGATAGTAGCACCAGGACCAAACCATGCATCTTCCAACCACAAAGTAATAGGAGTATTGCCCAAACCCGGAGTAGAATTTTCACTAATTGCAGCGCCATTCCATTTAGCGTCACGAATTGTAACAGCTCTATCTTGGTCAATCATAACACCCCATTCAAATGAAGGCTGATCAATAGTCATTACATTTCCAAGACCACCTGTCAACATATCAAGAGAAGTACTGTAACCATTATCTTTAGTACCAAATACGTATGACAGGATAGTAGATACCTCATAAGGTCTTTGCTGAGAAGCGAGACTAATCTTATTAGTGTCGATCAAATCAGAAAACCATTTACCTTTGTATAATTGGAGGTTATTAAGAATATTATTATCCATAAAATACTAGTAATTTAATTTTTTTATTTATATAATTAATTATTATGATATACGCAGTTGTCGTGCAGCTGAGAACCAAATTGGATCATCATCAGAACCCGTAGCTTGTTTTCTAGATTTAGTAGTAATACTACTAGATTTTAAACTTCGTCTAAACTTATCAATAGCTGAATTATTTCCTTCACGTTTAGCAGCCTCAATAAGTTTGTCAGCATTCATTGTAAAGTATGCTGATTCTATCAGATTCTTAACACCACCCTTAGCATAGTCCTTTTGGTACTTTGTTTTACCGTCTGTGTCTGGCTTAAGTATATAATCCATTAAAACCTTTTTATCTTTTTCAGGGACTGTAATACCACGTATATTCTTTAAGCCTTTTATTTCGCTAACAACGTTATCATAGAATTGCTGTTGTCTCTGTAACTATTCACGATAAGCCTTTTTCTGATCCTCTAATAGCTGTTTCTTCCTTTCCTCTTTAATCTCTTTCAGATCTTCTAAAGCGTCTTGCGCTTCATCTTCAAGTAATCCAGCTTCTTCATATCTACTTACCAACTTATCAATCTTATTAGTAGAGAATCCTTTTTCTTTAAGTAATTGTTTTACTACTAACTTCTGATTAGTTTCATCTTCAATGTCAATATCATCTAAATCTAATTCAGCATCAATAGTTAAATACTTCTTTAAATCTCCACCTTGTTTTACGAAATTATCTAGTGCTTCAACTTCTTCACTAGAGTATTCAGGCTTGCTATTTTCTTCAATGACATTTTGGAAGTAATTAATTAACTCATCAACACTTTTGGGTTTATCTTCGTCTTCTTCAAATTCCCAATTAAGTTTTTCAGCCATAGCATCAAAGAAGTTAGTAACAACATTTTCTTCGTTGTTATCTTCGACACCTTCTTCCTCTTCTGTTTCTTCCTCAATAGTTTCTTCTTTACGAGGTCTACCAGGCTTACGTTTTGGTTTATCTTCAATATCTTCTTCTTCAATTTCTTCTTCCTCAGTATCTTCCTCTACTGGATTTTCTTTATTATTCTTTACTTCGATATTGTTATTTTTAATATCTTCCAATTCTTCATCGTCTAGTGATTCAAAGTCATCAGCGTTAACATTAACGTTTTCATCAACATTTGAATTTCTAAAACCACCGTCTGGATTAGGGATAAAGCTATCTAGTACAGCTTCAAATCCACCTAATGTCATCTTTTTATCCATAATTAAAATATTTAATTAGATTTATGCAAAATTATAATTTTCAATTTCATTAATATTACCATTATCTGCTAATGGCATAGTGTTTAACCATTTTATGTAATCGTCTAGATTTTTAAACTACAAAGCTGCTTTCTTAATAGAATCCGTATCTGGTAAACTTTTTAAATATTTAAGTATATTTTGTTTAGTAGGTTTTATGTTTAATTCTTTCAATCTATCTAACATATTTATACCATAAGCATTCTATTCCATCTAATTCATAAAATAGCTAGTATTCTCAGGGTCTATCGGATTTTTATCTCTAAGTTTCCCCTTAAATTGCTTTGTTATTTTATCTAATTCCGATTTGTTCCAAGAAGGATTATCTTGATGTATATACTGATTAAAATGATTAATTTCGTGATTAGTTATTTCCTAACTAGGAGTAACCGCATTATCTATTTTTATTCTAAAATCTTTCTATGTTGGTTTTATACCATATTGTTTGTATCTTCTTGCAGCTTCTTCCTACAGATCTATCATAGCTTTAGCATCCTATAACTACATTATTTCAGCTTCTGGTAAACTAAAATAATCATTTTCGTACTAGTTTATGATTTTATCATATGTACTTTGTAAATCTACATTATAATCAGATTTAATTTTAGCAGCTCTAGCTCTAACCTCTGGATCATACAATCTTTCAATACTTCTATTGCGTAAATCATTCCAGTCAGATTGTTTCTATAACTTACTTATATCTGGAGTAATTCCCGTTATTCTGTTTAGTTGCTGATTTAATGATTTCTTATAATTACTAACCGTTGGAATGAATGGTACAACTGTCAATGCTGCTAATCCAGCCCCTAACCAATCTTTATTCTTTAAAGCCTGTGTTGCATCGTATATACTTAAAGCGTCACCAATAACTGGAGCATCGTATAAATCAAATACACTTCTTACATAGCCTGCACCTGGGTTATATCCATATGTAGGATTATATGGATCTCCTTTAGGGTCAAAGTTAGTAATAGGTCTTTCACTAGTATTTTGTGGTGGGTCTTCATCTATAATACCACCATTTGCGTATTTAATGTACCTATTATTGAAGTATTTACTAGGTTTAAAATATTTTAAACCTTCTGTAGATATATTTGCAACGCCTTCTGTATCAAATGGTACAAATATTGCGCTGCCTTTTTCAATATCTGAAAAATTATACGGACCTTGATAATTACCATGTTTACCAACCATCCATTTAGCGTTATCTCCCGGTACGCCTACTATTATTTCAGATGAAGTGTTTCCACTAGAAGTAGTACCTTTCCAAACATCTCCTGCTGAAAAAGCTTTTCCTCCGTGTGAATTTCCCTTTGCTTTTTTTAATGTAACAGTTTTCCCATTAGGCAAAGTAATCGTTCTTCCACCAGTTGTTACTACATTTTCTGGAATTTCTCTAAATGAATTAGTATTTATAATATCATCTAATTCTTGTTGCACAGTTCTTCTATAAGCGTAATTAGATGGTAATTTTCTACCAACATAATTATCTAATAAATCATTTGTGATTGATTTTAATCCTCTAACTCCAGTAAGTATATCAAACTCTGGACTAACTATTTCTAATCCTCCACCTTTATACGGTGATTTGCTGCCATATTTGTATTGAAAATCATTCTTTATTCTCTATGCTCCAGTAGCAGGTATAAATACCTATTCTTTATACACAGGCGCAACATATGTGTTATCTTTTACTTCTCCACCATCTGCATACTTCTTCCAATCCCAGTACTTCAGCTAGGGATTGTTCTCCCTAGCCTACTTATACTGTTGCATTCTCTATCTAAATGCTTCACGTTCCATAATTATTTACTTTTCTTAGAACCCTTTTTAGAGCTCTTCTTTCCACCTTTACAAGCCATAATTAATTCTCCTTATTATTTTTAATTTTAATGTATTTCAACCAAGCAAAATGTTTTCTTTGTTTACAATAGTCAAGATTAGTATCGTTGTTATAAGCTTCTTCTTCAAAAGATACATCATGATATCTATCTCCTTGTTTATCTGACAATCTAGCTAGAGATACTATTAAATATTCAATGCCATACCAAATATAGAAAGGTAACCACAGCATTTCTTGCATCTATTTGAGATGAATCTTTTCGTGATTATATTCAATATCTGTTATTTTAGATTTATCTCTAGTAAATATCAAACCAAATATATTGATGTATTTATAACCCTTAAATGGTATAAATTTATTCTGTATTACTTTCATATTACTTCTCTCCTGTTACTTTATTGCGAATAGCAGTTTTTGCTTTTAATTTCTCTCTATCCATAGCAGCTTTATCAGACATACGTTGCAACTCAGTTTCATGCTTCATTCTATCTTTTTCAAGCTGTATCTTCTTATTTTCAGCTTCTCTCTTCTGCTCTATTTCTCTACGCTTATTGTTGAGTTCTAATTGTTTAGTAGCAATATCAGAATTTATCTTCTACTATTCTAGAGCTTGTTTTCCTATTTCAATTGGATCAGGAATTCCATTCATATCTTGATCCATATTCTCAGCACCACGATAAGCATTAAGTTGTGCTACAGTAATTTTAGTAGCATTGTCTTGATCTACTTTATATTTTTCAAGATCCATTTCAGCTTCTTTAAGCATAAGCTCTTCTTCTTTAAGCTGATTCTGTTGTTCTGCCATTTGCTGTTGTGCTTGTTGTTCAGCTTGCTGCTGTTGCTGCATTTGTTCCATTCTTTTCTGTTCAATTTCCTCAAGTCTATTCTTAATCATACTCATATTATCTAAAGTAATGATTTCAGCAATATCTAATAGACTAGCACCATTCTACATAGCAGGTTGTAACAATTGCTTTAATTGATCTATATACTGTTGATTCTTAGTACTATCATCTACAAATATATCCATATCTTCATAGAAGAAATTATCAGATAATTGTACAAACGCTCTGGTAGCATCATCTAATATATAATTCAAGTATCTCTTATTATCTTTCCAAGCCGCTTTAGAAGTATTCAACAGCATAGTTAATACTCTTCTTTTTACCTAATTATGATTCCAGAACCAAGGTTCAGTAATATGATAAGACATATTAACAGCAGTATTAGCATTACTTACTAATTCACTAGCAGCAATCTGTCCTTGTCTTTGTGGAGTAATACCAGTAAGCTTAGCTACCATATCTTCAATCTTCTACATTAATTGAATATACTCAGCTATTACATTACTCATAGTTAAGTCCCAAGAAGATAACTAGTTGAATTGAGATGGCTTACCTCCTTCACGTCCTGGTATATCCCATCCTTCATCATAAGGATTAATAAAAGCTACACCTAGTGCACTTAAGTAATGCATCCACTTATTAACATCAATGTTCATAGATTTAGGTATCTAAGTAATATCCATTACTGCTACTTTACCTTTATCTCTAGATAATGCTAACTCAAGTCTATACCACACTACAATATACATATACTGTAATGGTTTCATCATACTTACTAATGATCTAGGTTTACTATTAGTATTATTATATACTACTCCAGTATAAGGTAATTTCTGTGAATTAGGATTATCAGCAGATATATGTTGATATTCAATAGGCTGAATTCCTATGTACATATCATCACCAATTCTATATCCTTCCCATACTTCAATAATCCAATCCCATTCTACAGATTGTTCTGTACCTGTTACTTTGTAATCTTCATCTACTTGAAATTCTTCAGCTTCTCCAGTTTCTGGATTTAGTAAAGTAACAAATCCTATCTTTTTGAAAGACTTCCAACAGCAATGATATACTACTATATGATCTATATCAAATGGATTATCTGTAAAACTATTAATTTTGTGTAGTTTAATAGATTCATAATCTATACTAGTCTTTCTTATCTCTGGATTATTACCTGCTCCAGGTCTTTGATCAATAAGTTCTAATAATTCATTTAGTTGTCTTTCAGACATTTTATCATAGAATCTATCGTATATCTCAGTAGCAGACATAATCATCTTTCTACGACACCATGCGGCATCATCTATGAATTCTAAGTCTAAAGAATGCTCATAATCAAAGTACATAGGGTTTACTCTTTCTACATAAGGATCTCCATTGATTACACCTACATAGTATATTTCTTCTCCACCTATTAAAGCATCTTTCCAACCTTTATAAAACTCATGAGTAAGATTTAATTTTCTCTTTAGAAATTGTAATGCATGATAAGCTTCAGTTTCTGCTATATCTTTATAATCTTTCTATAGATACTTAGCTATAGCTTCTGGAGTCTAGATTTCTCCTGTAGCTAATGCTTGTTCATATCTAGCTGCTTGTTCTTGACTTAACTTACTAGCTATAGTAGCCTGAATATAATCCATTAGCATTTCTTTGGCTTTTTCCTGTAGTTCACTAGCAGCTATATCACTTGTACGTTGTGGATGAAAATTAAAAGGTCTCTTAGTTTCTTCACCAAGTAACTGATCTACATATGGTTTGATGATATTATAATCCTATGCCATAGCAGGAAACCCATCATCTTGTTTAAATGGATTGGTTACATATTTAAGATCCTTTTCATTATATATGCTATTATATAAATCATAGTAAGTCTACATCTCGTCAGATCTAGATCTACCATTACCACCAAATCCTGAATCTCCAGCGCCTACTACATAGTCTACGCAGGCTTCTTTCCAGGCTTGTGTCTTCTTTGACATTGGTAGTTTCTGTGCAGGGAAACTTTTAGTATTCTTCATAATTAAAATGTATATACATTATCGTCGTTTGAAAATACTCTTGGAGTATCGTCATTGAACCAACTCTGCGCAAAAATTGGTCCATCAAAGAGCATCTTCTATTTGTTTTCTTTTTCTTTCTTTTTAACAACTACATTATACAGTTGTTCTCTATATATCATAACCTACATCAACGCCATCACTCGGTCAAAGTTACCTGTATCGTTATAGCTTATTAGCTCTTCTAATAGCGGCTCTGATAGTATCCTAGTTAGGTTTTTCTTACCTGGTGCATACTCTTCATTCAACCATTCTTTTATCATACCTTCTCCCCATTGCTTTATCTACTTATTCATGTGACAACCTTTTCTTCTTTGTACTTTAGAATTACTAACTATATCATTAATAATATCAGGTTGATCAGCTAATAAGTAATCACAATGCTTAGCAGTAAAGTAAGGGAATAGACCTTTGCGTTCATTTTCATACATTATACGTGCATTATAGTATAATGCTAACTTACGTAGATTCTCATAGTACTCTTCAGCTGTTGCAGGTCTACCAGTATATTCAGCTACTATAATATCATAATACTCTTCAAAGTTCTAAAACCTCTTATATACAATAGATGATCCTAGTGAATTAGTACCAGACTAATCATGATCATAAGGGTCTACACCTATTATATATAATCCAGCTGTTGCATCTTTAGCTGGATGTTCCCATATAACTATTGAACCAGTAGGATCATCGTCTTTACCAAGTGGATACTTAGTAACATCGCCATGTTTCTTAGGTATCCATTTGATACTACCAGATTCGTCAAATATTAAATCACCTACTTGTTTATGATTCTATAACTAAGTATTAGTACGAATAAGTCCTAATTGCTCCTGTAATTCTTTCTTAGGAAATATATTCCCATTAAATTCCAGCATTGCTTCTTGTGGAGTAATAGGACGCTCTGCAACATAACGGTCTATAGCAGTAGTATTGGTAGCCGTACTTATTACTTTTCTACGCTCATCTAGTATAAATTCAAGAGAAGGTTTAGTAATGGTATTACCATCATCATCCATATATATTCTATTACCATCGTCATCTCTCGTATCTAGATTAGTATACTATGGAACAAAGAACCCACACAGTTTATCTGTAGGTGTACTATCCCATATGTTCTCAAATCCTAAACAATTGTATCCATCTGGATTATAGAACATATCTTTCATAGTTTCAAATGCAGAACCTTCGTCACCACCAGTTCCCCATACAATCATAGTACCAAATGCTATACCGTCTTGTTCTACAGATGGTCTAGCAATTTGCCATGCTGCACCTAATTCTGAGAATGAACCTCCTTCTTCAAATAGAATTAATTTAGCACGTTTACCACGTACTACATCAGGATTATCTTTCAAAGTAACGCCAATAATCTCTGACTTATAACCCATTTCTACTTCATTGCCAAATTCATCTTTAGTCCAGAATCCAGCTCGTTTACGCATAGTACTGTTAACAGATCGTTTCTTACCCCAAGCTGTATTTTTATCTATAAAGTCCATATAGTCCCAAGCTTTAGTAAGAATACCATCTTCAGTAAGATACTGCTTATTAGAAGCATATATGTATGTTTTACTATTAGGTATTAGATAATAATTACGACATGCCATAGCTCCACCTTTGTAACTATATCCTTTACGACGTGATTTAAGTAGACATATATGTTTTCCTTTATCTTCTGCTTCCTGTACTGCCTAGAAGTAGAAATAGTCATAGTCATAGAAATCAGGGAATGTTACCACACTGTCTCGTTTTACTTTAGTCTCTCCGTTAGGTAGTTTAGTAACAGTGTTAACTATACGTTGCATTGGACAAAAGTTAATATAAAAATAGTTATACCCAGTGATGTAATCTCCATCCTCTGCGGTATAACCATTAATGCAACGATCTTTCTATTCGTCCCAATATGTGTAATATTCAGTACAGCCAGCAGGATATTGACAGTACTTTCCAGTTTTAATAAATTCTAGTGCTGGCTATCTAAATTTATCAGAATTTTTAATTTTTTTATTAAAGTCTATCATGTATTTTTGTTTTTAATTCATCTACATTACACTTATAGTAGTGTAGTTTTCTATGGCAGTTAGCACACAATATAATGCATTTATTTATTTCTTTATTTATAGTATCAGCAGAATGAGAATTCATATGAGATAAAGATTCATACTTATCATTTAAGTGATGAAAATCTAAGCATGCTACATCAGATTCTCCACAGCATATGCATTTGTCTTTAAATCTTTGTATGTATTCATGAGTATTGTTTCTTTTTTCTTTAAGGCAATTTTTACAAATACATATTCTATTTTTTATAGCTTTGTTTTTTAAATCAGTTTTATAAAAGTATTTTTCAGATAGTTCTTTACCACATTTAGAACATCTGTATACATTCTTTAATTCTAAAGAATTTTTATATGTACTTTTTAATTCAATGTTATCAAAAGAACAATTAGTAGTATCTCCATCTACATAAAAACAATTTTCATTCAAAGCCTTTTCTCCAAATTTTTGGTAAGCTTGAAGTTTAGACACATATACTAATTGACTTCCATTTATGTGGAACGCTAGTAGGTTTCTATTATTATTTTTCTTTTTAAGAAGAATTTTATTTACAGGCTTATTAAAAAGGGTTACAGAGCCGTCTTTTTGTACTCTGTAACCCTAGTCATAAGCGATTTTGGTTGTGTACACTTTATCCATAAATCAGCTTTTTTAATTGGTCCTCCTGGTCTCGACTCGAACGGACAATTCTGAGGTTAGAGCTCAGTATGTTACCTTTACATCACAGGAGAGTGCCAGGGAATATTTAACGTCTGTCCCTGTCAGACCTCTCTATCAGTTCAACGAGATTATTTCTTAAACAAACTCTTTAGCCAATGAATAGTACGCTTGATAATACCTTTCTTCTTAGGTTCAGCTACTGCTTCTTTCTTATATTCTTCAATCAAAGACTCACTAGCTTCTTTAACTGCTTTATTTGCTTTTTGTTTGTTATCAATTTCTTTCTCAAGCACATCACAAATCTCTTCAGTGCTATTACATTTTGTTAAATCAAGTACTTTCTTCATAGTTTCTTTATTTATATTCATATAACGTACCTATTAATTTATTGTTATAAACTTGTGTATAATTTGCACAAATTAAGCTAATTCATAAGGATTAATCTGAGCATCTCCACGTACTTTAGTAGTACTAACTTCTTCAGCTTTAACTGCTTTTTCGAGGAAATCTAGTGTCTGAAAGGTAGCTTTTACTTTTTCCATACCAGCTAATAGATCTTTAATCTTCTTTTCATCTAGTTGCTCTTCTAGAGAATCTTCGTAATACTTACTAATAGTATCTACTTTGTTTCTCATACTATCAAGCATTCTTAGATTTCTAGTATATATTAGCTTTTTATAATCATCTTCACAAGACTTTTCTTCTACTGTAAGATTATAATTCTCATCACCAAAGTATAACTACTTAAGCTTCTTTTCTCTGATATCTGGTTCTAGCTGAAGTACATATGGAGATTTAAAATACCACATAAGTACTATATAACTTATTACATTTGTAGCTTGTGTTTTGTCTGGCTTATCAGCCTCCCATAACTTTTTAAAGAATGGGAGACCTAAAGCATCAGGGTGTATTACTACTTTACCACCATTGATATCAAATAGTTTCATCGTATAGATTCGCAACAATCACAACATAATCCTTCGTTATTAATTTCGCTTTGCTTACTAGCTTCATATTTTTCTAGTCTTACAAAGTAATCTTCAAATAATTTTCCCGGTACTAAAAAATATTCTGTTTTATTGTATCTATCTTCAATACCATAAAAACTGATTATTATATCTCCAGGTTTAGCTGTATATTTATGTTCACCATTAATATATACTTCGCTCTCTTCTTTTATACAATATGCATTTCTAAGAAGGCTGTTAGACCCCAATGGTGCTGGATTCAAATTGTTATCTAATTCAATAGGATAACATTCATTACTTATTAAAACTTTCTTCATAATTACTCAATTACTTCTTCAACACTAGGTTCAAAATTCTCTGGCATAAACTCTTCAGGGTGCTGAGCTCTATACTCTTCTTCAGCTTTAGTATTAGCAATAGCATCTAACAGTTGATAGAATTTCAATTCTACTTCTTCTCGTTGTTCAGCAGGAATAGTAGGCATCAACTTTTCAATAGACTGCTTCATTACTTCTTCAGTAAATTCACCTTGTACAGTTTCTGTTCTGTAAGGCAATCCGTTAATGTTAACATCAATAAAATTTCCAACACCTGATGCACTCACTGGAGTAATTGTAATATTAAGTTCTTTCATATTCTTATTATTTATTTTCATTATTTTGTTCTGCTGTAACTTCTCCAAATCCTTTTTCTCCTCTTTCAGTTTCACTTAGCTCTTCTACTAAAGTAGGTTCTAATATAGAACAAGGTACAATAACTAATTGAGCAAATGGTTCATCTATAGTATATACTGTAGGAATAGCATCTGTAGTTACTTTAAATTTAGCCATCAACTCTCCACGATATCCAGCATCTATTAAACCTACTCCATTTGTTAAAGCTATAGAACGTTTACTGATTGAAGACTTCATCATAAGTAAACCACAATATCCTTCAGGAATCTCTACTGCTAAATCAGTATGATATACAAGAACCAACTTGCCACTATTATCTACTTCTTGAGTAATACGAGTAGCATACAGATCCAATCCAGCATCTCCTGCTGTAGCTCTAGTAGGCAACTTGCCTTCAGACTTCTTAATCTCTTCTGTACCGTCTTCTTTCTTTACTGAGTAATCTAACTTTTTAAATTTCAACTGTTCCATAATTCTTTTTCTACTTTTCTATAACCTTCTTCTAAAACTTCTACTATCTCTTTAATTATTTCATTCTTAACTGCATCAATACTAAGATCTTGTGTAACTTCTTTAGAGTGTACAATTCCATGAGTAATACCTTCTTCATTTTTACGTATGAGGTGAACGTGTAAAGTAGGATTACCGATACGATTTTTATTTACATCTATATCCTATGTTTCCCACCAAATAGCTTCTAAATTATTCATCTTGTTCAATATCTTTTGTATTAATACTAATTGCTTTACCATGATGAAATCCCCAATCTAAGAATACTGTATTACAAAGTACATGATCTATATGAGGTAGTCCACTTTCAGGATCTATTAATTCTCCTTTGTCTATAGCAGTAAGATGTCTTAGTAATGCTGCTTTATATCTTTTCCAAAAATCTGGAAGATTTTGCCAACTATTATCTGAGTATTTCTGAGCTCCATAAGTAAGTACCTTACCAATGTTTTCAACAACATCTAATGGAACTAGATCCATTCTTACTTTACCACAATCATATTTCTTACCATCATTCTCCATCTTCAATATACTTATTAGTTAAACAATTGTACAATCCTTTTATCTGTAGCTGTCTAGTTTCAATGCTGTCTGTATCTTTCAACTTAGCTAAACCTTCTAGAATATCATCCACGAATTCATTGTATGTTAAGGAATAGTTGTTGATCTTCTTATCTGCAACTTCCATTAACTCCTTTAACTCTTCACTAATATTAGATCCAAATTGTTTAACATTGTTCTTCTCAAATTCCCATAGAGCTAATGAATCTTCTTTACTCTGTCTTTCCATATTCTTTCATTACTTTAATAAAACATCCAGCAGCCCAGCCAACTAAATACGCATACCCTTCGTTACCACCACCTGAGAATTCTTCTCCATTCATACCTGTAACTTCAAAGTAATAATCAGTTATGTGAACTGATTCGTGTGCTATATGTGTACCATCTACTTCATCAGGTCTATATATTATGCAAATAATACCCATTTCAGAACTACTATTTAACATAACAGGTCTACATTCTGCAATAGCGTCTCCGTCATACGTCTTTAACATTTCTTCTTCAGCTTCTTTTCGTACTTTATCAAAACCAGGTAATAAGTCGTATATAGTGAATTTTTTCAGTATTGTGTATATATCTTCTTCCTTTTCTATTACAGCTATCCAAAATGTTCTAGGATATATATTATCAAATCTTCTTAGTATCATATTCTTAATAGTTTACTGTCACTAATTGCTACATACATCTGTATATTGTTAAGTAATACAGGATCAAAGTAAATAGAATCTAACCAGTGAATCTTATAATTAGGTGTTAAGCATTCTTCAATAAACTGTCTCATTTTGTTTCTTTATATCTCTTTTTTAATTTAAGTTTAAATAAGTAAGCAAACATAATATCTTTAGTATCTTCATCATTTGACATTACTTCTTTAGCAAACTTAAATGGACTATTGCATATTACTTCTATAACAGGATAAGGTAAATTATATTTGTTTGCCAGACTTGAGTAAATTGATATCTTTTTTTGCTGTTGCATTTATATAATATTCACTAGTTTCTAACTCTGTTAAAGATTCTCTGATAGTATTAGGTCTAATAGAATTTATTATTACTACAATATCAGATTCATCTAAATCGCGATTTCTATATAATATATCAGATAACTTTTTAATTTCTTTGTTAGAGTAAGGTTTCTTCGGAACGAAAGAAGTTAATTTTAAATTAGAACGTAAGTTAAAAAGATGTCTAAAATATCGTACTAACCTATTACTTCTATTCTCTACATGTACTATATGCCCATTGTCAAAGATCATATAGAAATGTTTATTATTTATTTTATTATTCATTTACTCTTAGTATTAATGTTATTTGCACCCTATCTTTTATTATCTCTGGAATTAGTATCTTATTAACTACTAATTCATCTTCTGCTTTTCCCTGTACTAAAAGACCCTCTTTCTTGAACTTACTTATATATCTACTTAAGTTATCAGGAGTAATACCCATAGTACTTTTAATCATTCTACGATTGTCAGTATTGGCTACATTTTTACTTACACCAGGTATTGGAGTAAAGTTCACATCTAATTCAACGAACTTAGTAAGTAACTCCAATTCCCTGTTTGTAAGTTGTAGTATACCATTTAAAGCGTTAAGGTATTCATAGTAAAGATTGCCTTTATTAACAGTCTTTACTAATTTATTCATCTAACAAATCTTTAATACTGTTGAGAACTTTATTTAAATTGTGGTATACAGTTTCTGCTTCTACTTTAACACATTGCTGCACATTACCTTCATTATAATCCTTCATCAGTTCATTATAATCTTTAGTATATGTATCAATCAAAGTATTAACGTATTCTTTTACTTTCTCTAACTTATCACAACAGCATTCACATTCATCCACACCTTCTTGTGCTTCTTCACTGTACCAAATTACATAATCTTTATTGGCTAATTCTTCCATAGTAGAAGAATCAAATGCCATTGAAGTATAAGTTTCTGTATCTGATACTACTTCAGATTTCTGAAGTTCCCACAAGTTTAAATCTTCAACTTTAGTAAACACATCACCTTTTTCAGCGAAGCTAAAATCCTTAATTACTTTGTATCCTTCCATATGTCTAACTTTTTATTTAATATCTTTTGTTTAAATTCTTGTATCTTATTAAAGTTTTGTTTACACTCTTCGTAACCATCAATTCTACCTTGGTCACAACCTTCTTTCTTTCCTTGACGATAAGTAAGAGCACCAAAACCAATAATACTAACAAGTACTATTATTATTGTTCCCATAATGCCCTTAAAACGCACTAATATAATAAGTGTTTAAAATATTTAACATTTATTAATGTTTAGTAAAGTAATAGTAAAAAGAATGCCCTGCTTTGATGGCAGGGCAGCGACTTAATACTCTAAAATAAAACATTCAATCATGAATGATAGCTTATTTAACGACTTTAGCTACAACGTCGTATGGTTTAACTAATTGTGAGTCTTTAAATAGATCAAAGTCTTTAGCAAATTTCTTAGGGTATACTATAGTATCACCAACCTTAATGGTACTATCAGTACCGATTGGAATAGATAGAACAATACCTTTTGCAAAATCTGATTCAACTTCTTTAGTATGAGTCTTTACTTCATACTTATTAAAACCTTCTTCATCCTTTTCCCCAGTAGGGATTTGTTCAGTATACTCTTTAGTAACCATAATAGGAGTTAAAGGTTTTACTAAAATATCTTTTTCAAAACTATATTCCAATCCGTTTACCACTGTTTCTAGTACTTTATCTTCCATAATATTTACTTTATAATATCTATTAACGCAGTAAGTAAAGTAAGGTTACTTATCTATGTGATTAAATTTACGCTTAAAAATATATCCTTTATGGCAGATGTCCATTCTATCTTTAAAGTTAGCGCAGTTCATATTATTAACAAACGCACAACCTACACAACAACCTTTACTAAGCTCAGGAGTAGCTATATAAGTTTTATTCCTGAAAACATACTCAATTCTATCTGCTTTTTTTTGTTCGTTCTTTTCCATAGTAATACCGTTTTAGGGGCTACCTTTTTTATTCAAAGACCGTCAGAAAGGTAGCTAAACTGAGCCTACTTACGATTAGGATTCCCTGGTGCGCTTCTACCTTATGGTAACTTCTTTAAGCGTGGAACGTACTACGATCCCGTGTACTTAGGGCACATTATTTTGTTAATTTATTTAGTATGATATAAGCTAGACATCCTAACATACCTACTAAACATAGTGCAGTAAATTCTGTCATTTAACTGTATTTATTTCTTTCTTAAACTGTTTATATAAATCTTCAGAAAAAGTATATTCTATTTGTCCTGGTAAAGTAAAGGATCTATAATTATCATTTAATTTATAGTTCTTACTTATCTTACTTAAGTAAAGGCAATTAGAATACTGCTAATCTCTTTGTCTTATGAAATAGTAATTCATGCTTCTGTTATTATAAATCCATACAATCTCATTAGATTCTACTAAGTAGAAGAACTTAGTTTATATACTTCATTTGCAATAAAGTTTATATCATCATTTGAGTACATATTGTTAATAATAAGTTAATAGTAATTCTAAAGTAATGGGACTTACATCATCTACTTTAGTTAATTCTTCTAATATGTCTTCTGTATTCATACTGTATTTAACTGTATCTACTGTATACAGTAACGTATATTTAACTATATTGGTTATTATTATTAACATTTATTATGAATATTTATTTAAGTTTAATAGCTATTTTTTAACATTATTTAAAATAAAAATATATAAAAAATTTTTTTTGGTGAAGAAATCTGTGTGTGGGAAGC